TATCGTCATTATAACCATAATACTCTTTTACTACTTCAAGATAATCAATAGAATCTTTTTTCGCCCAAGGAGAGAAACGCTTCCTCGGTTTGACACTATTTAGTAAAAAATCATATTGCATCTTCTTAGGAAGATGTGGGTTTTTGTTCATCTCATTGACATAAAGGATAGTGTCAGTGAAAGAACTGAGGCACCTGTTAACAATGTAAGGAGGATAACCTCGCTCAGCATCAGTATCATCATCTAAGATACTCCGTTTAGATTGGTTGATCGAGTACAGGTAGTCTTTTAGTTGGTATGTCATTCCAGTGTCTAATCACTCCAGCAATAATAAAACAGTTAGTAACCAAGTAAGAAATAAAAATAAAGGTGCGTATGCAAGCAATAATATTTGCTTCTCTATCGCTACGCCCTTCCTTGCGTCCCAGCGCATAACTCCACAATCTCCACATTAGAACTTAGCGGTAACTCCTACAATTTTGGCATTGGGGTTGCGAGCAAGAGCAACCTCACGAGCATCCTGATAGTTACGAGCAATCACCTCTTCCTTGAAGACGGTGCCTGCTTTGTAGAGGGTGACTTCACACTTCATTTGCTAATACCGTTGCGTAGTTGGTGAGGACGAGTTCCTTGCGGCTCGCTTGATCTGTATTATAGGACCCCACGGAGCGCATGGTGTATGTATGTGCAAATTCTCCAACTGTCCACCCCTCAAAGCGTTCAGTCACGAGGTTGCTGCTGTTATAGGAAATCAGTTGAGGACCAACAAAACAATCACAATCAACAGCAAAAGTATCGTGATCAAATCCTTTATGCATTGATCCTTTACGCCCATAGAGGTTGTCCTTAATATCGTAAGGAGGATCAAGATAAGTAAATACTGCTTTATCATCTGTAAGCAGATGTTGGTATGACAAGTTAGTTATCTTCCAATTAGCAATCAGTTTTTGATACTCTGGCAGTCGGTCAATTCCTGCGATGGAGAAGTTGCTGTCACTTGCTTGTGCTGAAAAGGAACTTGATTCAGTGAGACCTGAGAAAGAACACTTATTAACCACATAGAAGGAAACAGCACGCTGGAAATCTTTAGTGTCTTCCACAGGTCTCCCCAGATATTCTTTCGCACTATCAAATAGAGATCGTGCCAGTTCAGGATTTGGATATCTGTCTTTGAGATCAAAGAGTTCGTCTCTAAGTGCTTGTCCATGATCTTGTAGTTCTCGCCAGAAATTATAGAGTGGTTCGTAAAGATCGTTTACCCAAATATCTAGTTTGGGATAACGCTTGGATACTTCCAATGCTACGGAACCACCACCCAAGAAAGGTTCACGATACTCACGAAAATCTTTCAGATCAGGAATGAACTGGAAGAGTTTACTGGTTGCTCTACTCTTCCCGCCAGGATAGCGTAGAGGCGTCTTCAGTGATTTCAAAGTTTGCGGCATGATATTTAAGGTATTCACGAAAGGTTTGTTTGATTTCCCGTTGGGTCATTCCACACCAAGCTGCTGCCTGAGGTAAGTTCATTGTAGCATGAAACAGCGCCTGATGCGCCTGTTCTACATTTTCTGGTGTGGTTTTTACAACTGTTCCCATAAGATAATTCCAATATCGTTCTTTATGTTCTGTCATTACACCTGAGTTTGGCATATGAAAATACTTTTTCTGGTATGTTGATATCTAGTGCTTTCTCAAATCCCTTGAAACCAGGAGAAGAATTTGCTTCGCAGATCTTATACCCATCGGGATGGAACAAAAGATCTACACCAGCGATGTCAAGATCAAGAACCTTTGCTACCTGAATGGCAAGCATCTCCATCTCATCATCAACATCATATGGAGCACCTTCTCCCCCACGAGAGATATTCGCTTTGAAAGATCCGTCAGTTGCTGTGCGTTGCATAGCACCAACTACACGACCACCAATAACAATCACTCGCAGATCTCTACCTTCTGAGTGTGAGATATACTCCTGAATGATCATGCTTGTCTTACTATCAAGACTAGAGATCAACTCAGATAAATCTTCAAACTCTTTTGGAGTATGACAGAGATATACACCAGCTCCATGTGATCCAGTAATTACTTTCATCACACAGGGGAAACCAACAACTTTCTCAACCAGATCTGCTTTACATGGAAATCGAGTAAGAAGAGTTTTGGGAATGGGAAGACCTGCTTGTGCCAAGATCTGATTGGCATAGAGTTTATCCTTTGACGCTTCAATAGCAGCAGAGTTGGGAAGCGTAGGAACATTCATCCGTTCGAACTGTCTCAGGACGGAGAGGTTAAAATAACCAGTCCCACTCCCAGTACGAGCAAGTAGAACGTCAGGTAGACTAACAATGTCATTTTTGTAACGGATTGATTTTCTGTCATCGCGTGATACAATCAAGTCAATTTCATCAGCAAATACTACAGAGAAATCAATGTTTTGCTTCTCTGCTTCCTCAATAAATCTTTGTCGTTCATACACCTCAGTGGTGAGACGATTGCCAAGCATCCATAGTTTCATTTGAATTCACAACTCATCATGACTTCTGTAAGACAAGCGAGCATATTGACTTCCTGATCAGGAACAATACTAATGTCTCGCATGTATTTGGCAATGATTAGAACTGCCTCAGGAATAGAAGCAGGTTTCAGAACCTCATACAAACTATCATAGATCTTACGCATCACCATACTGGGATCGTTATCTAGATGCTGAACCACCCAATTCTTGACTGTCGTGAATTCTTTCTTCTTGAGTGCGCTGAGCAAACTATCCAGATTGACATCGGCAACATCAACAAGAATAGCAGAGGAAATAGATCCAGTAGCAGCATAACGCTGACACTCGTTAATGAGGCGACGCCAATCAGGATAATACCGCTTAACAAGTTTAGCAAGAACTTTGTCTTCATATTCTACACACTCATGAGTAAGGATGGACTTCAAACGAGTGAAGAACTCACCCTGCAACTGAGTTGCTTGCTCAGGTTTGATCCTGAAGTCAACAACAGTACACCGCGAATGAAGCGGTTCAATGATCTTATTGATGAAGTTACAGGTGAAGATGAAGCGGCAGTTGCTGTGGAACTCCTCTACGGCGGTCCTGAGGGACAGCTGGACATCGTTGGTGGTGTTGTCTGCCTCATCAATGATAACGACCTTGTGGGACGCTCCAGAGGTCAGAGAGACAGTGCTAGCGAACTGGCGGATGCGATTACGCACCGTGTCTAGGAAACGCCCCTCGTCGGACCCGTTGATGACGATATAGGACGCACCGATCTCCTCACACATCGCCTTGGCAATGGTGGTCTTACCGACGCCTGCAGTGCCCGTCAGCAGCAGGTTAGGCAGTTCCCCCTGGTTGACAAAACCCTGGAACACCTCTTTGGTGCTCGCAGGGAGGATGCAATCTTCAACAATGTTGGGGCGGTATTTCTCCACCCACAGGAATTCTTTGCTCATTCTAAAGGTCGCGTAAATGATTTACTAACGATGCTCTGTGCGTCAAGCATCATCTTCATGTATTTTACACCTTCCTTGGGTTTCGTGTGATCCCCACAGGTGAAAATGTCGCACACTGCCATACCCAACTCTGGCCAAGTGTGAATGCTGATATGACTTTCAGCGAGCATCGCCACACAAGTAACACCCTGAGGTTCAAACTTGTGTGAGTTGAGTGCTAATAAAGTTGATTTACATTTGACTGATGCCTGGTAAACAACATCCCTTACAAACCTTTCGTCATCTAAGAACGATTTGTTACACTCTTTAAGTGTAAAAAGGATGTGTCTCATCAGGGCTCCAGTGCGATGTAATAAGTGAGATCAACAGATTGGTTGGTCCATTCAGAGATCAGATGCTTGGAGACTTTGACATTGTAGTCACCAGGGAGCAAACGGATGTTCTCAATCTTAACATCAAGAGAATAGGTGCCAGTAGCACAACCTGCCACGGTGAGATCGTAAGTATTGCTGGTATCATTCTCTTTATCACGGATGATAAGTTTGATTTCGTTAGAACCTTCTTCAGATTGGAAGGTCAGATCAGGTAGACTATAAACAGCAGATGCTTTCTGGAGAGCAATCAGATCTTCAGCAGTCAGATTGAACTGGAGATCAGCACCAGGGAACTTTACATTTTTCTCTGGAGCAGACTTGAGCGTAATCTCTGGATCAGAAAAGTAATAGCGAGCAGACTGACGACCGCCACGGATGTTGACAAAACTTTCGTTGTCAAACTCAAGCTGAGGGTCGCTAAACAGAGAGATCCCAGAAAGGAACTGACTAAGATCATAGATAGCGAAGTCATTAGGAAATACTTCCTCGCCAGTAAACTTTGCGAGGATGTTTTCAGCATTGCTGATAGTTCGGACGGTGGAACCTTTACGGAATACAATCGACGAATTGATTGTGCTGAAGTTCTTGAGGACATCTAGGGTCTTTTTAGAAAGGATAACTTTGCTCATTGAGGGTAGGTTTCAAGGGTGGTAGATTTGTCAGAGAAGTGAAGAAGAAGCAGAGCGTAGTGAAGGATCTTGATGATATCACGACGAGCAGTGCCTTTCTTATCGTAGCGGGAAGCATACTTCAGGATGTTGCTTCGGCAGAATGCCTCAGCGTCTCCACATGCTTCAATCAAGTCTAACGTTTGAATGCTGTCATTACCAGCAGAGTAGTGTTGTCCATAGGTTCCAGTAATGTAATCACGTAGCTCTGTCAACAGAGCATCTTCATTATATTTGTTTGCCATTCAGCGATCCCAGATAAGTTGAATATTACTATGGTAGCATTCTTCAAGGTTGCCGTCAAGATCTTTGACAAACAACTTAAGACCCTCGCCACCTAAGATCTTAACAGTCTTGCCACTGTCAAGAGTGGCAAGATGATTCACATAACCGTGATACTTTTCAGAACGGGGCATCGGCATTGCTCTCCTCCTGTTGAACGTCAGCATCGATTTTATCATAGAGTTCGATGAACGACTGCTTGGTCTCATCATCGAAACGGTTCACGCAAACCTTGATCGCTTTCATACGGTCACCCCAGATAGCGAATGCTCGCATGATGTGAACAAGGCGACGGGTGGAAATCACTTCATCAATACCACCATCCTTGAAAGTGCGACGGATAATGTCTGCCCAGTTAGCAAGGTTCTCGCAGAAGTCATGATCAGCAACAGCGAGAGAGGCAGCAACCTTCTTCAGGATCTTGCTTTCAACAGCAGGGGTAGGATACTCCTGCTCAAAGGTCAGGGCAAAACGCTCAAGGAATGCTTCGTTAAGAACATTAGTGCCAATGAAGCGACCATCATCACTGCCCTTGCCCTTGGTG